GAATTTGAACCAGAAATTGCTGGTATGGAAGTTACAGATAGAAAAGACATGGCTGATGAGATACTTAAAGCAAAACCAGATGCGGATGGTGTTGGTTCTGAAGTAAGTGGTCTAGAAAAAGGTAGTGACGATGCTATCGACAAGCAAATGGCTGACTTAGAACAAGGTGGTGGTGAAGAAATTGATGTGGATGTAGAAGCTCAAGCACCAGTACAAGAAGATGAAGAAATGGGTGGTACTTTTGAACAGTACGCTGAATCAAGAGGATACGGCATAGATGAACTACATGAGTGTGGAAGTGATGAAATGGCTAACATTATCTCTGGATATAGAAATGACGGTGGTAGTGATGCTAAGGGTGTTGCGGTCTATATTAAAGACCCTGCAGTTGTTGGTGAACTAGGTGATTATGGTCATAGTGATTTTGGTGAAGAACTAGAACCATTTATCGGTGCTGTAGCCGAAGAAGGTGTGAGTTTCGGTAAGCATGAACCAATGCCAGATGTTCAAGAAGATGAGATGGGTGCTAGTGATGCATTAGATGCTGCAGTTGATGATCTTGACAACGGTGAATTAGATGGAAGTGCTGATGCAAGTGATTTAGGTAAATTATCTAAAAAAGATAAAAAGAAAGCATTCAATAAAGTTGAAAAGATGGCAGAAGATGGGATTCCTGATGTTGCTGATCTTGATAATGATGGTGAAATCTCTGGATATGAAGAAAAAAGACATAATGCAATTCAAAGCAATATGGATGAAGATGAAAGTGGTGATGCTTTAACTAGAGCAATTCAAGCTGCAATTGAAATAGCTGAAAGAGATGGTGATAAAGAAAGAGCTGAAAGGTTAAGACAACAATTGCCACATGCATCAGTTGATGTTGCTGAGAAAAAAGAAGTTGGATTTGCTAAAATGGGTGAACCAATGGGTGGTGGAATGAGAAAACCACAAGGTTCTCAAATAACTTATGAAGATATTGATCCTAATGAAATTCCTGATCCAGATTCAGATTTTACTGATAATATAAATGTTGACTTTAGTAAAAAGGATAGCAAAAGTATGGAGTATGATCCAAAATCGGAGTTAGGTAGAAAACAAGATTCTCAAGATTGGGACAAGCATAACGATATTATGTATAAAGATAGTCGTATTGACCGTCATGACCCAATGGGTGGAAGTGATGATTTTGAACGAAAATATGCTAAAAATGTAAAAGATCAACAAAGTGGTGTTGTTCATAGTAACTCTGTCGGTACACATTTACCTAATCAATATTCACAAATGAATGAATCTGAAAATAAAATCAGAAAATATGTTCAGAACAAACTTGCTGAGATGGCTGGTAAAAAGAAACCATCTATTAATGAAAGTAAATCAACTAAACTAAAGGCTTTAGATAAAATGATCGAAGAACAATACGGTCTGTACAATAAGAAAGTCAAAAAGTAATACATGAGTAAATCAGATGATTTAAAACTCGTATATGTTCTCAAAATTGGATATAATTCAATGGGTGAGGGCTTATACGAGTTTATTTTTGCTAAAGATATTGCCCCTATTATAGCAGAGGATAACATTAAAGATTCATTGTGGGATGAAGTTCCTGCATCGTCTAAAGATAATGCACTTGTTCCTACTGATGATATGATTGATGCTATATATTCATTAAAAACAAAAGAATTTGACTTATGGTGTTTACATGAATCAAATGACAGATCATACCTTGATGGTGTATATACTATTCATTGTTTAGCATATGAACAAGAAATACAGGCTGATTATGAATTTGATGATTATGAAGCCATGTTTGATGGTGAAGAAGAAGAGGACACACCAATACTAGTATTTCACTTTGGAATGACATATCAGGACGTATCAGATTTACTGTACGCACGTGATATTATCCTAGAAAAAACATCTTTTATTAAAGCTTAAGTATATATTTCATCATTCAAGTATTTATTATTATGAAATACTATAAATAATGAGTGAAATATTAGAACAAAATGATGATAGTAAATTATCATATGAAGATAAACTAGAAATAGAAAAGGAACAGCGAAGAGAATTAATTAAAAAACTTCGTGAAGAGCAAACTTCATATGAATCTATTATTGTAACCGAAGACGGTGACGTAAAAACTGCAAGTCAGTTAAATTACGAAGAACAACTAGTTGAGATTAGAAGATGTGCTTTTGATCCAGTTTATTTTATTGAGACATATCTTACAGTATTCGATCAAATGCAAGGTGACGGTGGTAAAATCGTACCATTTAAAATGTTTCCCTTCCAGAAAAAACTAGTAACTGAATACCAAAAACATAGATTTAACATTGCCAACAAATACAGACAGGCTGGTATATCAACCACAACCTGTGCCTATCTAGCTTGGTATCTAATGTTTAACGAAGATCGTTCAATTGCGATTGTAGCAAACAAATTAGAAACAGCACAAAACGAATTAATGAATGATGTAGTTGATTTCATCGACACATCACCTGAATGGTTAAGACCATCAGCAGATAAAAAAGATACACAAAAACTAAAATGGTATTCTAACGGATGTACTCTCGGTGCATTCTCTGCAACTGCAGGTCTTCGTGGTTATACTCCAACACTTATTTTCTGGGATGAAACAGCATGGACAGCTAACTCAGGTAAATTCTGGGAAGCAGCAGGGCCTTCATTACAAACAGGTGGTGGTGCAATATTTGTATCAACACCAGCAGGTCTAGATGAAGTATTCTACAAATACTTTGATGGTGCACGTAAAGGTAAAAATGATTTTAATGCAGTACAACTTTGGTGGTTTAATGATCCAAGATACATCAACAATAGAGAAACAGGTAAAAATGAATTAGAATGGATTAAAAATGCTGGTCGTGATGATGAAATCAGAATAAAAGATGAAGATTGGAGTGACGAAAAGCGTATCCAAATGATGGATGACGGATGGACTGCATGGAGTCCTTGGTATCAGGAACAAGTTCAAGCAGCTAATGGTGATATGCGTAAAGTAGCTCAAGAGCTTTTATGTTCATTCCTTGGATCAGGTGATAACTTTATTTCCGAACAATACATTAGACATATTGAAGAAAATACAGTATCAACACCAATACGTCAAGATTATATCGATAAAAACATGTGGATTTGGGAAGACCCAGAAGAATTAGAAGATTATTTAATGGGTATTGATGTATCATCTGGTCATGGTGATGATTATTCGACTATCAACATATTTAAAATCAATGAAATTACCGAGGAAAAAGTAATCTTTAAAAATGGTAAGAAAAAGAAACAAAAATTTACCATCCATAAAGCAGTCCAAGTAGCTGAATATTATGGTAAATTATCACCTCAAGAATTAGGTGAAGTTGCTTACACATTCGGTACTCAATATAATAATGCATATGCAGTAGTCGATGTTACTGGTGGATATGGCTCACAAACAGTTGTAAAGCTTTTTGAGCTTGGTTACGAAGTGAGTCGAGTACATCATTCAGAAATTACACATAAGCCAACCAGAGACAAGCTAAATGGCTACATCCAGCAATCAACTAAAAAATTACCTGATGGAACAGAGTCTAAAGTAGACTTAGTACCGGGTTTCTGGATAGGTGGTAACCGAGGTGTTGTACTTACGGAGATGGAACGTGTGATTAGAATGGAAGAAATCTTTATTAATTCAGTTCGATTATTAAATGAGTTAAAAACATTTGTAACTGTAACTGGATCACGTGTTGCCGATCACAAACGTAGTTTTCATGATGATTCTATCATGGGTATGGCTATTAGTATTTATGTAGCAAACTTTGAGAAAATGAAGTATAATGTTTCTCCATCTAAAACGAAGAAAATGTTAGATGCATTAGTCACATTTAATTCACAAGAAGGTCAGGAACGCAATAGAAATAATAATAAAATACAACAAGAAAGAGATAATCCATTCGGTCAACATTCATGGATGATGAAAGGATTAAAAAGATAAAAGTATTTATACAATATGAGGTTTTTGGCTAAACCAATAGTATTTATAAAAAACTATAAAATTTTATATAATGGCAGATAATAAAAAAACAATATTTCAAAGTTTAGAGTCAGTATTAGACCCATTTGGTGGCACAGGTGCACCAGACAAAAATCAACAGCGTATTATTATCAAAGGTAAAACACCTGAAGATGTAAAACGTAGGGCTTTAGAAATTGAGCAGCAGCAGGAACTTAATAGTAAGTTCACAAAACTTAATGATCATGGCTTTCAAAAGGCAATGCAATATGAAGCTGCACGTTTACCAGCTTATTTAGATTATGAAGGTATGGAATATTACCCATTAATCGCATCTGCATTAGATTTATTTATGGAAGAAGCTACTACTATCGACAAGGATGGTAAAATGCTTAAAATATATTCAGACAAAGAAAGAATTAAGCAACATTTAGAAGAATTCTTCTATGATATTATTAATGTAAATGTTAACCTACCATTTTGGACTCGTAACTTACCTATTGATGGTGACTCTATGATACCATTATTAGATGGAACTGAAATGTCAATAAAAGATATTTCTGAAAAATTAAAAAATAACTCACAAGAAGATATTTGGACATATAGTGTACAGACCGAAACTAATAATATTGTTGGAGGAAAGATTGTATGGTGTGACAAAACAAGGGAAAACACACAACTTGTAAGAGTTACTTTAGATGATGGTACATATATTGATACTACACCTGATCATGAATTTATGACTAGAAGTGGTGAGTTTCTAAAGGCAAAAGATTTAAAAGCTAATCAAAGTCTAATGCCTTTTTACACTCGTAATAGTGAAAAACCTAAAGATAGTATACATGGATATGAAAAAGTCTATAATCCAAGTAGTAATCACTATAAATATACACATAGCATAATTGCACATGAATTTCGTAGGGATATAACTGAAGAGAAGAAAACAGGTTTAACATATGATACTCATCATGTGGATTTTAATAAACTAAACAATCATCCAAACAATCTACAGAGGTTATCTAGAGATGAGCATTTTTCATTACACAGAAAAATTGCACTTGATAATTTACACACACCTGAAATGATTGAAAAAAGATTAAAAGGTATTGATAAGTATTTGAGATCAGATGATAGAAAAAAATATTTATCTGAAAAAATGTTAGGTATATATCCTGAATATTTTAAAGAATATAATAATTCTGAACTTCATGAAAGTCACAATAAAGTACGTAGTGAAAAAATGAAACAATATTGGTCTGATAAGAACTATAAACATTCAACTAAAGAAAAAATGATATTATTTCTATCAGATAAATGTGTGAGTATTATTAATAAAATTATATGTGATTCAAACAGATATATTTCAAAGAATGAATTAGCAAAAACACTGAAAAATGATAATGAATTCTTTTATGAACTTGATAAATACAATCAACAAAATAAGAGAGATAAAAAGAAATCTATAAACGGTAAAACCCTTAATGAGTTATTCATTAGAAAATTCAATCTCACATATCAAGAATATGTTATAACTGTTAATCCAAAAATTTCTGAAGATAGCACATACAAAAAAGCATGTAATATCAGTAAAAGTAAAATAATTAATCACAAAGTAGTTTCAGTCGAATATTTGAATAATAAAAGAGATGTATACTGTATGGAAGTCGTTGGTATAGATGGCGAACATGATAGACATAATTTTGCAGTTTGTACAAAAAATATAGATGGGTCTTATTCAAGAAATGGTGTATTTGTATCCAACTGTAAATACGGAGACAACTTTGTTTATCTAAAAGGTAAAAAGAAAGAAGGTATTACCCATGCTAAACAAATGGTTAATTATGAGATGGAACGTATTGAAAGAGTAAAAGATAATAAATCACATCTTTATTTTAAACAACGTGAAACTGGTCAAGAATTTAAATTACTTGAGATGGCTCACTTTAGATTGTTAGGTGACGACAAGTACTTACCATATGGCTCTTCAATTCTTAATAAGATTCGTAGAGCATTTAGACAACTTATTATGGCAGAAGATTCCATGCTTACCTACCGTATTACTCGTGCTGGTGAAAAAAGAGTCTTTAATATTGATGTCGGTAACATGGATGAAGACGATATCCAAGAATACATGGGTAAAGTTATTTCTGGCTTTAAGAAAAAACAACAAGTCTATCCTGATGCAGGTCAGATCGATTATAGATACAATATTTTAGGAGTAGATGAAGATTATTTTATGCCTAAAAGAAACGGAAGTAACATGTCATCTATAGAAACATTACCGGGTGCTTGTCTATCTTTAGATACTAAAATTGAATTGCTTGATGGTAGATCACTTTCATTAGCAGATATAATCGATGAGTATGATAGTGGTAATACATTGTGGACTTATTCAATTGATTTAGAATCAGGTTCTATTGTACCTAGTCCAATAACATGGGCAGGTATAACTAGAAAGAATACCGAGGTTCTTAAATTAACATTAGATAATGGTGAAACAATTACATGTACACCTGACCATAAATTTCCAGTGAAATATGGTGACTATGTTGAAGCTAAAGATTTAAAAATGGGTCAATCATTATGGGCATTTAATCAACGTAAAGAAAAAATTAAAAAACACTCTAAACAAGATTATAATCAAATATATGATCATAATTTAAATGAATGGGTTTTTACACATAGAATGGTTGATGAATTCAATAACGGATTGAACAATAAAAAAAATACAGCATTACATCATGTAAATTTTAATAGATATGACAATACACTAGATAATTTAAAAAGAATGGATTCTATCGAACACTTCAAACTTCATGCTAAATTTAGTAGAATCGGTAGTGATGCATATTCAGATAAATATCATAATGATGAAGAATTTCGTGAAAGAATAAATGATAATTTAAGTGAATCTAGAAAAATCTATCATAATAAATTAAAAAATGACATAGATTTTTCTAGTTCAGTTAAACAAAAACAATCAATATCAAGAATTAATTATTTAAATAATTTAAATCAAGAAGAATTTTTACAAGCAATTGCTCATCTGTCAACAGAGGGATCAAGAGTTGAATCAATTGAAACATTTAGAAATAATCCTAATTATAATGAAATTATTAAAAATAGAACAGCGAAGCAAATAAATACAAAAAGTACTACTGATTGGAAAATTAAAGCATCTAGAATTGCAAAAAATAGTTGGAAAAATAATGAGTATGTTAAAAGTGTAATTGAACCACAGACATTAAAATATTCAGAAAAATTAATTGATTTACTTTTAAATTATAGTGATGAATATAATACTTTAACAGAAATACTTGAGAATAAAATTAATGTAAATAATAGTGAATTTAAAAAATTATTTATTGATTTAAATATTAATAATAAACAATTTTTAGGAAAATTCAATAAAATTACAATCAATAACATTAAAAAATTATTAAAATATTATGGATATAAAAATTGGAGTGATTTTAAATTGAAAAAACAATATTATAATCATAAAATAATTAATATAGAATTTTTAAGTGAAAAAGTTGATACTGGTACATTAACTATTGATGGAGATAATTCATATCATGGAATACATAACTTTCCATTGTCATGTGGTATATTTACAAAAAATTCTAACTTAGATCAGATTGCGGATATTCAGTATTTGCGTGATAATTTATTTACTGGTTTAGGTGTTCCGAAGCCATTTTTAGGATTCCAGCAAGCAGCAGGTGATGGTAAGAATATGGCACAAATGGATATTAGATTTGCTAAAAAGGTAAATAGAATACAGCAAGCCATTGTTCAAGAATTAAATAAGATGGCTATGATCCATTTATATCTACTTGGATTTAAAGATGACTATCAGAATTTCTCTTTAAGTTTAACTAATCCATCTACACAGCAAGAAATGCTTATGGGTGAGATGTTACAAGCTAAAGCACAGATATATACTGAGGTTACAAGAAACGAAGGTGGTATTGCAGCTATGTCACATACTAACGCTAAAAGACTACTGTTTAATAGTTCTGATGAAGAAATTATTAATGACTTTAAAATTCAGAGAATGGAAAGAGCATTATCACAAGAATTACAAGATACACCATTGGTTATTCCAAAAACTGGTGTGTTTAAAGATTTGGATGATAAATATGGTTCTGATGAAATACCTCAAGGAGCACCAGAAGGTGGAGAAGGTATGGGAGGTGATATGGAAGGTGTTGATGAACCTAATATACCACCAGCAGGTGATGCTGGTGAAAATGCACCACAAACCCCAGCAGATTTACCACCGATTGAAAGTGTTCAACTTAAAAAGCCAAATATGAGTGATGATCAGTATGGTTCATTATTAGAAAAAATGGTAAAGGGTGATGCTAAACCAAGTATAAATAAGAAAAAGAAAGATCGTGAAGTTATTAATGAAAACACGGAAAAAGTTAAAGGTTCTAATGATAGAGCAATTAAAATGGCAAGTGAAATAGAGTCTTTATTAAAAAAGAATGACAATAGCCTTAATGAAGATGAAACTCTTAAAGAGGCGATTAATGGTGAAAGACTTCAAAAACTTATAGACGAAAACATGAAAAACATATCTAAATTCCATGTTAGCGATAGTAAACCAGAAAAAAAAGATGATCAAGAAGATGAAGAAGAAGATAAGAAATAATATTTTATATAAATAAAAGTATTTATAAACAACTAATTAGGTATTATTATGAAGAATATAAATATAGGTATTGCTAAATCAATAGTTTCGGGTAAATTACGAGACGACTTTATCTCAACTAAGCAAATTAATGAGTCAAAAAATATTGCATCTCATTTTTATTTTTTAATTGAAAACTCAGAGGTTTTACGCAATCAATACAATATATATGGTAATTTAGAAAAGAAACACATTGCTAATGATGTTCTGGCTACTAAATATATCGATGATAACATTTCAAATATTTCTAAATATTCGTCAAAGAGTATTCAAGAGGCAAATGAGAAATTAAAATCATACATTAATGAATCAGACGTTAATAACATTGACAGTGAAAAAGTAGATTTATATGATGCTATTAATAATTTAATTGTAGAATCATCTAAAAAATCTGAAGGTACTGCCGATGTTGATTTAATCTATGAGTCATATTCTAAGATATTAAATCACTTGAAAAATAATGAAAAACAAGAAGAAGTTTTATCTGAGAGTACTAATGATGATAACATAGATATGAGTATGGTGTTAGAATTAGCTATCAATAAATTTAATGATAGGTATTCTAGCTTAAATGAAAATGAATTAAAAATCATAAATACATTAGCAGTTGGTTCTACCGATGACAAGAAAGTAATGTTTGAATCATTTAAAAATGAAAATCTAACATTACTTTCTTCGGTTGATAAAAATGGTATCGAAGATAAAATAAACGAGACCATTGATAAAATTTCTAAAATGCAATATGATAATAAAACATCAACTAAAGATGTTATAAAGCTCTACGATTTAAAGAACAATTTATCCTAAAAAGGATTTAAAAGAATTAATTTCGAAATCAATATCAAACCCAAAGTATTTTCCTTTGGGTTTTTTATATTTAACCTTTGGTTGTTTATCATTATTTTCATCACCTAAAACACCAAAAACTCTTTTGACAAATATAATTCCTTCACGGACATAATCATCATTATATTTTCTACCTGCAGTATCCAACATTAAACGATAATTAGTTTCTTGCAAAAGAACATCTCTACTATATGCAAATAAAGAATTAGCTCTTAATCCTTCATTTCTTATTAAAACTTCTTTATATAAAGCTGCTTGTGCTTTTATCATTAACTCAGGGTTATCAATAATATTCTGATACAATATATCTCTATTATTAATTGCTATCTCTAGACTAGCTTCAGTTACACTACGACCACCATAATAATAGCTACTACGTTGATCTGGTTCTATCATGTCAGATGTTATTATGTTTATTTCTGACCTAATTAATCTTTCAGTCTGAAGAGATTCAAGTGTTGTTGGTTGTGCAACAATATTAGAGAATATTCTTTTTGATTTAAAATTTGCAATACCACAACCACTAGTAAACATATCATAATGCCATAAGACATATCCACTATCAACAAATCCAATTGCTGCAAGAGTATTGGCATCAATATCATTATTATTAGCATATTTATTATACCAGAATATAAGTGCATCAGCCAATTGTTCATTATTATTTATTGGTCTACTATTGTGATCAACAGCATTTGCCGTAAAACCAGTAGGTGTTAAATTACTAAATGGTAAATCATATTTATATCTACCCTTTATTTTATCATCACCCGTTCCACAAACTGATTTTATAAAATCTTCTCCTTTTTTTGTTAACTTTCGCATTTGTAACTTAAATTTTTAATTTGATCACTATTAACTTCATCATCAAAGATGATATAACGACCAATTCTTTCTCCATTTTTAAACTTTAATATTAAATCGTCAATAGTTCCAACAATATCATATCTTGGTCTATTAGATTCACCACCACAATAAATATTCTCTTTACTAAAATCATTCTGACTATAACCATAACCTAATGTAAACTCAAAGTGTACTGGATCATCATTTTTAAATCTACCACCCCATCTAAAACCGTTTTCTTCAGCAATCTGTGCTATTGATTTTTGTGCAGCTATATTTGATCCAAATACATTAGGTGGATTTCCTTGAGGAAAATCCCAATATTTATTCTGATCTTTATTATATATTTCTGCAGTAGGGACTCCATTTTTATCTAATTTTCGCAACGAAACATCCACTGCTAAACCATACTGATGAAAGCTTCTACCCGGTGTTGCTATTGGATTACCATTAGCATCTTTTTCTGACACATTTAATTGGTCTTGATTACTTCTAAATGCAGAATTTATTTGTAGTACGTAACCTTCATTCTCCCATGCTTTAAATAGATCAGCAAATCTATTTCTAACTTGTGGGTGTAAACTTCTTATCAATGTATTATTTTCCTCAATAACACTTTTATTACCGATTGGTTGGTCAATAGCATTTAAAAATCCACTTGAAACTGCTTCATCATATAAAGGAGATGACTTCACATCTTCCAATGTAACATTAGCAGATAAATCTTCAGCAGTACCAGACTGAAACCCAACACTAACTGCAAAATCAGTAACAATAGGGTTTGGAAATTTCAATATTTTAGTACCTTGGAATTCTGTCACCGCATGATTAGGTGTGATAGTATGTTCCACGTCTAGAATAACATAAGCACCTGAATACATCGGTATATTTTCTAACTGAAAATATTGTGTAGGTTGTATCATCATATTACCAAGCATTTTAACTTTGGCTGAATATGCACGATTTTGATATACACTATATAAGTTCTGACCTTTAGCTATTGGACTGGTATTACTTTCATCTCCAGCTATTTTAGATAATATAGCTAATGAATCATTGGTTTCAGTAAATTCTCTACCATCTAATTGAATACTATTAAAGAACGATTGATTTTGTTCTGCAAAACGAACTCTAAATGCTCTTACTTGAGAGTATGGTTGATCACTACCAACAGTCTCTTGGACTCCTTCATCATCACCACAATTACCACTAAAGTCTTGTAGACCACCTTCACTTAAATCTCTAATACCATCATCTTCATATTCACTAGCATCATTATTTAATTGTGATGCAGCACCACCAATATACATACAAACAAAAGCTGGATTAGCTTCTTGATCAACACTTTCAGTCACTTTAAATGAATCTTCCCATTTATCATTTTCAAATGACATAAAATTTTGCAGTGGGAAAAATTCAAATCCATTATGTGACAGTAGTGTTGACATAACACTGAATACGTTAACATCGTAATCATTAACTAAATCTAGTAATGGTTCTACATCAATAATACAATCACTACCGATTGGATTCATTGCTCTATCAACAAACATAAACTTATCAATAAGACTATCACCACCATTATTAAGTGGGAATCCTTTATTTACATCAGCACCTAATCCTGCAATCCATTTATCCGAAATAGATTTAAATGAATAATATAAAGTACCTTTAATATCATTATCACTAATACTTCGCTGTGCTTGTTTTTCAATATTCTCTACTACATCATCTTGCTTTTCTAATTCATCTGCTAACGTTGCAAATAATTTTCTAAAATATATTTGATTTACGTTAGCTTTAACACTGTCAGTATTTGTAGTTGTTAAAGGAACAAATCGACTTGTTTCTAATTCATCAAATTGTGGCTCACCTTCGGCATTAAATTCTGGAATAAAGAATGAAAATTCACTAGGAACAATAATCTGGTAAGGCTCTAATAATGTTTCCATTACAGTAACTTTTGAACCAGATTTCATTTCACGTACTAATGCACTTTTATATTCCGATTGTAATGTATTTAATCTTGCACCATCACCAATATTTTCAATAATATTATTGAATAACGCTGAAAAACTAAAATCACCTGAATCTAGTTCTTCTTTAAACTCAATAAATTCTGGATCATTATCGGCACTTAACAACATAGTAAGATATGATCTTTCAAATTCGAAATACTCTTGATTTGCAAAATCATTGAATATTTTAATTAGTCCATCTTTATCTTGTTCCAATAAAAGTTTATCTAAATAAAATGCATCTAGTTTAAAATTAGCTACGTCCCTTTCACCATTTTCAAGACCTAATTGTGCACCTTGTTCATTTTCATTAGGTAGTATGAATTTATTAATTAATCCATCAACATCTTGAATGAAGTTAGTATTACCACTATTATTATATGCTATTAATCCACCCATATATATTAGAGTGAAATATGGTACTTCATTGACAGAAGGAAATAAAAATCCACTATTAACTTGACCCTTTTCTCCTTTATCTAAACTAAATTGATGATAAAAACTTCTACTTTTAAAGAAGTTACTCCCTAACAATAATGATTTTGCTTGTCTTAAAGATGTTTCATCACCGAGTGCTTGATAACTATCACCAGTAAATAATTCAATTAGTTCAAGTGCTGTTCTATTATCAGCTAATATATCACCTAAGACATCAGAAAGTGAATTTTCATATTTATATACGTATATATTCTCACGATCTTCAAAAGATATTGGTATTCTATCATCACTATCACTTATATTTTGACCATCAAAACCATTAATATATTTAGTTGTAAAATCTTCACCTCTATCAACATCGTTATTATATACAACATTTTCTTCAGTAAACACAACTGGTTCATCTGTTCCTCTTAAATAATTTAATGCATTTCTCAACCAACCATCACTAGCTTTGTTAATGTATTTATCAATTGGGTTATCTGAACTATCGACATTATCATTTCTAAGTACAGCACCACCTCTACGAACAAGAAAACCTTTATAGACAGTATTTTCTCCCTCACGATATGTAGATAAATCACGACTCTTATAGAGTCTTTCAATATCTTCACCAGTATAAAGTCTTTCACCTTCATCGGTAACCGTAGGGTCTAATTTATTACCAATAGTTAAGTAATTTGAAGTAGTTTCATCGGTTAAGATATTAACATCTCTATATGAGGGTACATTAGGGTTGTCAAATCTTTGAGATATTACACCGATAGTGGCTGCTTTCAATCTGATTGCTTCTTCTCTAAGAGCATTTATTGTTTTACGATTAGTTAATGATATTGCAATATTATATGCCTCACCTTCAGCATATGCTTCAATTAATTCTTGGTTTTTATATTCTTTGTCTGTTACCCATTTAGTAATTAAACTTCCTTCTTCTTCATAGAATGATCTACCGAAAGTATATTGGGATAACACATAATACCTTTCTAAAATTTTATTGAAATACTTATCAATATTTTGATCTATATCACCATTATATTGTAATTCCATATCTTTATATGGTGATTTTCTTCTACCAAACTGAGCATCTAATAATTCACTGTCAAATGGTGTAATAGGAATCCATTTATTATTTCCTTCACCATCTTCTTGACTTCTTAAGTCTCTAACTAAAAGTTCTTTTTGTAATCTTATAAATGCAGATATGAAGTTATCGACCAAAGTAATTTCTGGAAATGGTTCACCTCCGTTTTCTTGAACTTGTTCAGATAAACGTATTGGATATTGTCTTACTTTTCTATTAACGTTACATTTTCCAGTATTACCCGACACGTATAATGGAAATGCACTTACTCTTTGTTGTTCAATACCATTACTACCTGAACCAAAGATTTGATTTGCAAATTTTTGATGATGATTTTCAGCATCTACATTTGTTTTTCTTAAAATATTAAAGAATGCATCAACGTCATCACATATAATTTTCCAAACATTATATATTGTTGGTTCAAACCCTAGTTCTTCAATAACAGTATTATTAATTTTTGCAGTTAATAATAACCTAGCATCATTTCTTTTTCTTCTAGCTGTTTCTCTAGCATTATATAGTTTAACATAATATCCAGTAATATCTAACGCCACAAATGATCTTTTAGTATATCCACCATTAACATTCTTTCTAAATATATGATCTAAATCACTATCGGCTATTAAATCTTTCGATTCAGTATCATTGATTTTCGCATCAGTAATTAAGTTACGTCTAAAATTAGTATTTAGTAACGTATTAACATTACTTCTATTTATGGTATTCCCAGTAATTTCTACTGCAAGATATACTTTTTCATTGACACCTTGAGTATTTCTATTATTACCATTATTAGGACTTGCTTTTACTTTACTAACAGACCTACCTTCTGTCTTTCTAGCTTGTATTTTTTGATCATATTGAGATAGATTAGTGATTCTAACTGCTTGTGGAACATCTTCTCCATCAGGTGCATCATCTGGAGCAATAATAATTAATGCACCACTTTGCTGATTTTCATTTTCAAATATATTCTTAAAATTATCTAATAATGAAATATTTGCCTGAATAGCTCTTAATCTTTCTTCGGCATCATCTAATTCCTCTGATTCTTCACTAGTCTTTTTAATGGTTGTAATATTATCATATAAATTTCTCAGTTTAAGTATAAACTCATGAGTACTTCTAGGTGGTAATTTGACATTTGGTGTTTGTCTCTGAGTGTCAATAGTGCCATTACCATCACTAAGTTGTTCTTGTGTTTTAGGATCAACAGGTGGTTGTGTTTCTTGTTTTATTAAAGGTAAAATATCAATATACTTAAATGGTACATCGGTAAGTGGTGCAAATGTTCTTGCAATAAATTCTGCAGTAATAACAAAATTACCTGTTTCAGCTTGGAACTGTGTACTATGTCTTACTAGGTGTAATTGATATGTTAGTGATTTACCATAATATCCTTTTACTGTTAAGTCGAATAATGGAGGTGGAAAATCAAATATTGCTTGATATGGTGAACTACTACCTTTATTAAAAAAAGCCAATCCTTTTATATCGGTAAACTCAATAGTTACTTGAGGTATATATGACGAGTTTGTTTTAATACTAATATTTGTTACACCGAACCCTTCTAATATTGTTCCACTGTTAGTTTCACTCTCAGTCCACTTAGTTGTGTAGTTACCACTTTCAGTATCATAACCAAGCATGTTAATGTTAGTGTCACTTACTTGGCTTTCAACCAAACTAGTATCACCTGCTTCAAATTTTATTACGCTTCTTCTTCTTCGTCTAGTTCTAAGACTTACGAATATAAACATTTCTTCATAATTGGGTGTACCATTCAAATCTTGAGGTAAATCACTTACAGCATCCATTGGATCGATCAGTAATACATTTCCATTATTAACACTATTAATTGCCATTTGTAAATTTTCACATAAATACTACATATAATAAAATCAATTTGGATGTTTTGGCATGTTCAAGAACTATTTATATATAAATGATCCAATATTTAATGTTATTACACATAGGAGTTGAAGGTTTTAACGGTTATTGAGAGAATTATCAATAAAAAATAAAATTAAAGGTATTTATAAAAAAATATAATATGAGTAAAATTCTTGAAAGAGGTCAAAGTGGATTTGGGATACTGATTGAAAGTGATGCTGGATATGTGGATACAAATCTAAACCCAACCTTACTTAGAGAAGGTTTTGAAATAAGACCAGATGAACCAGTACTAATAAATTGTATTCTTCAAAAATGGGGAGTAAAAAATAAGAATGGTAGAATTTATCCTAAAGAAGTTCTTATTGATCAAATAAGAGAATATCAAAAAAATGTTGATGGTAATTCAGCAGTATCTGAAACAGATCACCCAGATTCTTCGGTAGTATCATTACATAACCTATCACACAATATAAAAAAGATGTGGTGGGGTGCTGGTGAAAATGAAAATGTACTTTATGGTCAACTTGAAATAATTACATCACCAGCATACATGAAACAAGGTATTGTCTGCATGGTGGGAGATAAAATAGTTGAATATCTAAAACGTGGTATTAAACTAGGAATTTCTTCTCGTGGTGTTGGGTCATTAAAAGAAGTAAATGGTGAGAATATTGTTCAAGACGATTTTGAATTAATTTGTTTTGACTTAGTTGCTTCACCAAGTACACCGGGTGCATACTTATTTCCAGATATGAATCAGATGGAGATTGGTGCTAGTATGGAGGAAAATATAACACCTAAAGGAACTAATTTAAACGAAAATACAGAAAAAATAACTACAGCAATAAATAAATTTCTACTATAAATTAAGAAAAATGGTACAAAAATAGAAAAAATGTACCAAAAAATCAAATTTTTAAAGCATGAATTTATAAAAATTTGTACTTTTTAATTTTTGGAATGTATTTATAAACAAATTATAGAATTTAATTAGCTATGGCAAAAGAAAATACGAAATCAGTTTTAGAAGAAGCAGTACTTGAAATGCAATCCATTTTAGAGGCTGCAGATAAAAATGCTAAGAATAAAATAGCTAAAGAACTTCCAGAGAAGTTTGAAAAACTTCTTAGTGAAGAAATAAATAAATTAAAAAATAAAGAATCAGTAAACGAGTCTGCTAAAGACGAAAAAGATAAAGAGCCTCATGACGAAGGTAAGAAAGAAGACACTGATGATAAGGAAGAATCTCAAAAAGATGAGATGAATGAAATGGACATGAGAGAAATGTCTATTGAGGAAGTTGAGGAAGCTTACGAAGATGCAACTGACGAAGACTTGTTTGAGACAATTGATGTTGATGACATTGCTGCCGAAATCGATGAAATGGAAAATGTACAGCATGAAGTTGAGCAAATGCAAACTGAAGAAGAAAATCCTAGCGATCCTTACGCAAAACTAAAACACCTTTACGAAATGATGTCCGAAATGATTAATGAAATGGATGAAGCAAAAATGCACGAAGAACTTCACGAGAAGTTTGACTCTCACATGAAAGAAATGTATGGCGAAAGTTATAATGAAAACATGGGAGAAGAAAAATGTAATGAGCTTTATGAAATGTATAAAGAATCATATAAAGGCAAAATGGATGAAGGTAAAGTAAATGAATTGGAAGAAATGAACAATAAATCAGAAAAAATGCATGAAGGGGTTGACCCATCAAGCATTGCTGCAGTAGCAGCAGGAATAGCAGGTATATTCGGTGCTGGTGTTGGTATAGATCAATTAATGCAATATCTAGAAAAAAGTTCACCTAAAGCTGCACAGGCATTAAAAAGCCTTGGTAGTGCTGCAAGTCAAAGTGCCAATAAAGGTGCTGGAACTACAGGTATGGGTAACATGACCGAAGAAGAACATGACGAAGAGCATGGTGAAGAAATGGATGAAAATCAAATTAACACTCATGCAGCTCAGAGAAAAGTTCAAGGTGGTAAGAATCCTAATATCGATGTTGCTGGAAAGCACAGAGAAGATAGAATGAGACCAGCTATGAGAGAAGGTGACGAGAAAAAACTTAAAGCTTTAATGGCTGAGAACAAGAAATTGTCTAAGCAATTAGTTGAAGTAAAATCTGAAACTTCTGATTTAGAATCTACTAATGAAACTTACAAAGGTGTGTTAGCAAAATACAGAAATCAGTTACAGGAAATGGCAGTGCTTAATACAAACATCGCTCACGTAAACAATCTTTTAATTAAGGAAGGTAATCTTTCAATTGATGAGAAGAAAAACATCGTGAACAAGTTTAAAAGTGTAGAGTCAATCACTGAATCTGAGAATGTATACAAAGGTCTTCTTTCGGAGATGGTGAACGTTAAGAAAGAAACATTAGATGAAGGTATTGAAGATGAGAGTATTGAAAGTAAATTCAATGATTCTATTGACCCGTCATCATCGAAAAAAATAACCGAACAAGTTGTTGAAAAAACAGCATTGGGTAAAAGTCATTTAGATAAAATAAAATCAATGATGAATTACGCAGTTCAAAAATAATAAACATTAAAATTAAACAAAAAAAATATGAGTTTTTTAATTGAAAGTCAAGAGGTAGGAAACATCGGTTTAAAGCATCTACGTGAAACTAGAGAAGTTACTACACAAAGATGGGATAAATTAGGTCTTTTAGAAGGACTAGAAGGTAACGTTAAAGAAAACTGTGCTCAATTATTTGAGAATCAGTTATCAAATATGATTAATGAGTCAACTGACTCTGCATCATCTGGACAGTTTGAGACTGTTGCGTTCCCAGTTATCCGAAGAGTATTCGCTAAATTATTAGCAAATGACTTAGTAAGTGTACAAGCACTTAACTTACCAATCGGTAAATTATATTACATTAATCCAAAAGCATCTGTTAGAGTTAACGGTGGTACTGATCATACTTCTCCTGATGGAGCGTATTCAAATGCTGCTACAAATTCATCGGGTACTCAGTTTGAATCAAGATCATTATATGATTCTTTCTACGCATCAGAATATGGTGAAGAAGGTGATTCATTATTTGACCTTTCTAAAGGTAAAATTACACAAGAAACTGGTACAACTACACTTGAAGTATCATATGCTGACGGTAACAGACAAGCTGTTATTACTATGGGTGGTTTTAATACAACTGACCAAGGTAAATTAGTAGGCCCTGCTGGTGTTCCAATGGATAGCGAATCATTCCTTGCTGGATTGAGAATTATCTCTGATACTGCATTCGGTGCTCCTGCTCCTTATACAGATCAAAGTATTCCTGCTGGTGAAAGCATTCCATTTAATGTTAAAGTTCAGCCTTATGGTCAAGCTATCGTTGATAGAAATGGTAACATAATATTAATCGTTGATTTATCATACGCTGGTACTGATGGATATCAAGCATTAACTGGTGGTACTAACACTCCAGTATTCACAGGTGTTTACAAGACATATTCTGATCTTGAAGAAGATTCAGAAATGGCTGAAGTAACATTTGGTCTTGATGAAGTAACTGTTTCTGTTGAAACAAGAAAAATGAGATCACAATGGACTCCAGAATTAGCACAAGATGTTAGTGCATTCCACAACATTGATGCTGAAGCTGAATTAACAGCACTATTATCTGAGCAGATGGCTGCTGAGATCGATAGAGAAGTTTTAAGAGACCTTAGAAGAGGTGCTGCTTGGACTTTAAGATGGGATTATAATGGTCTTAGAAAACAATCTTCTCAGTACTACGGTACTCAAAAAGATTGGAATCAGACTTTAATCATGAAGATTAACCAAATCTCTGCACAGATTCACAAAGCTGTATTAAGAGGTGGTGCATCTTGGATCGTAGTATCTCCAGAATTATCTGCAGTACTTGACGATTTAGAATACTTCCACGTTTCTAATGCTGCTCCTGAGCAAGATAAATATAACATGGGTATCGAGAGAATCGGTTCATTACAAGGTAGATACGAAGTGTATCGTGATCCTTATGCTCCAGCTAACACAATGTTAATTGGTCACAAAGGTTCTTCAATCTTAGAAAGCGGTTATATTTATTCTCCATATGTTCCTATGCAGTTAACTCCTGTTATGTACAATCCGTTTGACTTTAAGCCAATCAGAGGTATCATGACAAGATATGCAAAGAAGATGATTCTTAACCGTTACTATGGTAGAATCTATGCTGACGGTCTTCAGACTTTCGGTATTGGTGATTTACAATAATCTAAATAATATATATATATAAAAAAGACTGATAATATCAGTCTTTTTTTTTATATTTATCTGAATTAAAACATATAGTGTATAACATGAATAAAATAGTAACAAAAAATAAAGATATATTTATTGTAAATGAAACTGATTGTAATGAAAGAAAATCATTACTAAATATAAAGAATACCAATAATTTAAATAGTATATACATATATAAGTCTGAATATGAAAATAAAAGAGAAATTATAGACGAATTAATTAATTACCATAATGATGAAATTGATATTAGAGTATATGCTAGAAAATGTAATATAGAATTAATTCACGATAGTCATATCAAAGGAGAGTTTTTAAATAATAATCATATACAAGGTAATGATAAATCAACCATAATATATGGTGCATATTATAATAATGAGTTGGTTGCAATAATGTCATTCGATGACAAGAGAAATATGTCATCAGGTGTTAAAACAAACTCATATGAATTATCAAGATTTTGTACTAAAAAAGGTATTAATGTTATAGGTATCTTTAATAAATTATTAAAGTGTTTTATTATTAACTTTAAACCATCAAAAATAATATCATTTGCAGATAGAAGATTTACACTTAGAGATAAAAATATTTATAGTAGTAATGGTTTTAGATTAATTAAAACATTACCATGTGATTATAAATATTATAATAAACTTAATCCTCAAAAATTATTACATAAATTTGGATTTGGTAAATCTTCAATAAAAAAGAAATATCCTTTATATTATGACATAAAAAAAACAGAATATGAGATGATGTTTGATATAGGATATACAAGAGTTTGGGATTGTGGTAAATATAGATACGAGTTAGATATTGACAAAAACAACAACACAATTTTTGGTTTCATTTATAAAATAATGAATAAATCCAATAATAAAATTTATATTGGTCAAACAACTAGAAATTTAAATAAAAGAATATATGAATATAAAAAAGCACTAAATAGTGAATCTTTTTATAATAAAATTCTTCAAAATTCATTTAAAAAATATGGATGGAATAATTTTGAATTCACAATAATAGATACTGCAATTAGTTTATTCGATTTGAATGAAAAAGAAATATATTATATTAATAAATATAATTCAAGAGATAAAAACTTAGGATATAATATTGAATTAGGAGGTAGAAATTCAATTCCCTCCGAAGAAACAATAAGAAAGATGTCTGTTGCTGGCATAGGTAGAAAACAGTCTCAAGAATGGATATATAAAAGAATTCCATTAAAAGGAACTAAAGAAGCACTTAAACATGGTAGAACTAAAACAGAAAAACAAAAGAAACATTTATCTGATATATCACCAAAATATTGGAGTGGTAAAACTAGATCAAAGGAGACCATAGATAAAATATCAACCACTAAGAAAAAAAATGGATTAAATGATTTACAAAAGAAAATTTTATGTAAAAAAGTAATTTCATATAATCCAATCACTAATGAAGTTATTAATATTTTTGAATCTACAAATGAGGCATCTAAATATTATTCTATTTCACAATCGACTATTAGTAGAAGATGTTGTGGAGTAACAAAAAATAAAGGTAATATATATTTTAAGTATATGTGAACCACCTACACACTGAAAAGATGTATGGGCTTCCTGCACAACACATAGCCTAATGGCTTACGTTAGTGTACAAAGGGTTGTCCCTAACCCCGAAATTCTTTTACATTCAGCTTCAGTTCGTAGAGAGTATTAGTACAAAAATATGTTTTGGAGTTCTGGGTATTTCGTTTGTTCTATTAGTGAATCATCGCCAGATACCATTAGTCAGTACATTTTAAGTCAAGGTTAGCATTTGTCGCTTACATCCCATTGGCGAAACGACCAATGAGTATTACTCTCCGACATATAAATAAATCTTAAGTATTTATATATGATGAAGAAACTTATTACATACATAGGACTATTATTTTTAATGTTATCTACTAGCTTAATTAGTAGCTCTGATATTAATGTAGATAATCCAAACAGTATATACCATCATTTTGGTAACTTCATATTTCAAAATACTTCATTACCAAATACATTTACTTCATATGACCTATGGATAACAAAAGAATTAATTAGTAATAATGAAAACTCAAAATCATATATTTATTACAAATATAAATATAAATTAATAGGTGTTAGTAAATCAACATATTATGGTGGTGTAAGAAATACTTTTATGGAAGGATTTCAAATATTTTATAATAATAGTGCCGAACCAATGAATAATTATCCACTAAATCTTTATATTCAAAAAAATCCAACAGTGTTATATGAAATAAAGAGTAACGATGAAACACCTAGTTTCTACGTTAGCTGGACTAACTCATATTACGATGCGAGACAATGATAAGTGGTAATACCAATAACATATCGATGGAAACTAAACTTGTTTTTACAATAAAAACTTTTATAACTACAATCGTTTCTATATTAACAATATTTGCAAGTTTCTATTTTATGGTTATTGACCCCAGAATACATACCGCAGAAGAAAATGGTGAAAAGCTATTAGATGCTAAAATAGAATCTCTCAACACTCAATTTAATGACATAAAAATTTTAATTGAAAGAGATCATCAGAATTTTGAAAACGGTATAAAAGCAGCAATAGATGCATCGACTGCTAATACACATAGATTTAATGATATAAATCAAACAATTAATTCTGAAAATCAAGGTGGTTCATCAACTTCTAATCGTTAACAATAATCTCATCACCGTTTTCATATTGCATTAAAACTTCTGAGACTTCTTCTTCTATTTTTTTCTTTTCAGCATATTCTTTTATTGCTTCAAGAATATAACTTTGAAGATCGAATTTAGCACCATCTTCAATTTTATGTTCATTCTTAATCATTGGATGCCATTCCCTATTTATTTTTTCTTCAAGTATAATAGTAAACATATTCATGTTCTGTGCAACAAATAATCTTACGTCTTCTAAATCTTTTATTCTAAAATTTCTTGTAATCATTCTTCTGTTAAATCTATTGGCTGCCATTCATGATCATAAATTAATTCATGTTTAGCTCTAGTTATTGCTACGTATTCTAGATTTTTCTCTTGTTGATACTCCCAAGCTTTACCAGTTTTTAGTGGTAATTTATCTGGACATGCTATAAAGACTCTATCTGCTTCAAGACCCTTTGCTTTATGTACAGTACTTAACATAATACCATCAATTTTATCAGTAAAGATATCTCCTATCTTTTTTCTAAGCTGTGCTATGGTTTCTACACTATGACAAAGAAATTGAAGAGTTTCTACACTATCCTTCAACTTTAAATACCCACTATGCTCTTTATAATCTAGAATACCTTGTTTTCTTAGTTTTAACTTAAGATTATCTAATTCTGTAACCCAATTACCAAGTAGTCTACCTATTGAATTAAACTCCTTAGTCATCTCAATTAACGATAAACCAATATCACTACCCTTGATCATTGCTTTACGTCCAGTGGATAAATATTCCATGTAGAGTTGTAATAACGGTGCAGTTGTTCTACAAAGAACAAAATCACCTGCCTCTGGTTCAGCTATAACATCACCGCTTCTAACTTGTCCTTCATGAGCATTATCCATTGCCTTTAGATCAGGAACAATTTCATTTGCTTTTTTTACAATCTCTTTACCACAACGGAATGTATGTGTTAATGGTAATACTTCAGTGTTTTTAAACTTTCTAAACCATTCAAATGAATTTTGATCAGCACCTGCAAAACTATAGATACTTTGGAAAGGATCACCGATAGCAATTAAACGACCAGTAATTTTCTTTTTGTTAACTCTATCTCTCTTCAACATTTTGAAGATCATAGTTTGCTGTGCCTTATTTAAATCCTGTGCCTCATCTACGATCACATAATCTTGAGGAAATAACCATATTTTCTTATCAACGGCAGGTAGAAAAATCATATCAGTAAAATCGAATGTTTTTCTATCTTTCATTAATATCTCTAATACTGATACTGCACGTTTGATATCTTTAGGTGTTTTATATTTAACATCATACTTATTAGCCAATATTTCAACCCATTTTCTCTCAAGTGTTAATGTTGATCTACATAAATTAACCAATATTTTTAATGATTTCAAATACTCATTTCTAATTGCAGGTGCATTTGGAAATTCATCAGCTAAACCCCATGATGTAGACTTTTTCTTTAAGATATGATCAACTTTAAACTCATCCATCTTAATACTATCACCATAAGTTCTTTTAATAGCACCCATACCCAAACCATGCATTGTATAACAATTCACGTGTTCTGGTAGCTTTTCTTTTAATTCAGACTGGATGTGTTTATTAAATGCAAGAAAAGTAATACTACCTTCATTAGGTATTAATTTTAATGCTTCAATTGCGGTAGTCGTATTATGTGTTATTGTGAAATCGCCTAATAAAAATCTACCATTACCATCCAATGTAAAACCATAATATTCACCGACACCAATATTTTCTACTTTAAATCTAGTCCTTAATACAGATTTTATTTGTTGGCGTGAAGTGTAATTATTTTTTAATGAAAAAATATCACTATAATCACCTGATATTGTTATTCTCCAATAGTATCCAGTAAAGTTTAAACTTTTTATTGTTGATTTTTTGTATGTTTTGTAAGCAACTAAACCTAAACTTCTGCATAAATAAAGAATGTCATCCGATAATTTATCATATTTAGTAGTATACTCAATTGAGTTACCACTATAGTGACCATCACTGTCGAGTAAACCTCCAAGTAAACGTAATCTATTATCTCTTGAGTTAATTAAGTAATTTACAGGTATACCTATATCATCACCAAATTTACAGGTATCAAATTCATACTTAAGAATATTTCTATTATTACTATAATTTTCAGTAGTCAAAGCAATAGTATAACATCCATTATCACCACTATATTTTTTAACTTTTGTAGTTATATTATCAAATTTAAGATTCTCAAAATATTGAATGATTTCAATATCATCCTCATTAATAGTAAATTTAGGTGATGTATTAACCTTAGTACCGTCTCCCAACCATAATCCAACTAAGTATGGGTCACATATAGTATCTTGTGTTGGATATTCAACACCAACTCTTGTTAATCTAAAATTTCTAAAGTTGCCATTACTATATTTATTATGATTAACAATTTCATTTAATGGTTTATCTATTAATATTTTTTTTCTATCGTCATGTAATGTCATTACATGCACATCATTACATACCCAAGAATCACCTTTGTTAGGAATTACTTTATATAATTCACCAACACCAACATTCGTGTTTAAAATTTTTCTAGGTTGATTATCATCACCCATTAACAAATCACCATCAACTATTTTTTGAACAGGTTTAATTGTACCATCATACATTAGGACAGGTGTATCTCTTCCAAGACATTTACCACATCCTGCACGTGCTTCAATAAGTAGATTTTCTTTTCTTTTTGCTACATACTTAAAGATTCTATCTTGTTCTTTAGTAGGCTTAAATGCTATCTTTACCATCGTTGTTTTCATTATCATCCTTATTTTTATTGTTAAGGATATCTTTTAATTCATTTAAACTATCATCTTGCTCTTTAATTAAAACAGCTAATTGACCACTAAGTTCTGTAATCATTTTAGATGTAGTCACTAACTCAGTCATAAACCTTGGGTCTAGTTTTTGTTCTGAATTATTATATCTAACTATTAAGTCGTTCAATGAATATGCAACTAATTCCATAGCCATAAAACGATGTTGTGGTTCAACAGAATAATCCTTTTCTATATGAATATATGGTCTTCCATCTTCTTCATCTTGTCTAATATCGTATTCAAATGTGTACATAGAAAATTTTTCAGTATTTATATGTAACAAATATAATGAATTATGGCATTAATATCAACAGCAGATAGAAATAAATTGTATACCCACATTAAACATGAGTTTGGATATCCTCAGAGACCATTTGAACTTACTGATGAACAAATGGATTCTTATTTGGAAATGTCCATTGAAGATTATTCTTCATATGTTAATGACTGGTTAATACAACAACAATGGGTTTCACTTCAAGGTTTAGATGTAGATAAAGATGATTTTATAACAGCGTATACTACCAAGGAAAACACTTTTATGAAATCATTTACATATGCTTATTCTAAACAAGTTGGATTAGGTACTAATGCTCCTGCTGGTAATAAGTGGGAATTAAAAAGAGATTATATTACAACTTCGGCAAATACTCAACATTATGTTATACCTGCTGGTAGAGAATTAAATGAAGTTCTGTGGGAAACACCACCATCTATTGATCAAGGATTAGTCGACCCTTTTGCTATGTCAAATTGGGCTGGTGGTGGTATGGGATGGTCTTACATGGGTAGACCTGCTAGTTATGTTCAACCTACTTATTCATTATTACTTGCAGCTCAAGATAGAAGACAAAAACAACGTATTCTACAATCTGAACTTACATACAGAGTTACTGGTTTAGGTGATGGTAGAAAACTACTACATTTATACCCAGTACCGGGTAGTAGAAATGAAATATCTGATAGATGGGGTAAACATTATCAGGGTAGAAAAGTATGGTATTGGTATTATGATACAAATGGAGATAGAGATAAATGTTTAGAAGAAAATTCTGATACAGTTAGACTACCATCTGATGCACCTACAGATATATTAAAATGGGGTAAAATTAATGATGTTGCTCGTCAGCAAATAAGAGAATTATTACTTGCCAAAACAATGATTGTTACTGCAAGAATAAGAGGTTTTTATTCTGGTGAAGTAGGATCAGCAAACAAACAATTAACACTAGATTATCGACAATTAGGTGATTATGGTGATAAATTACGTGAGGAAACTAGAACTAAAATATTTGAAGCATTAGATAAGATATCATTAGTTCAATTAACTACAGATAGGGCAACTATTGCTGAAAATGTAAATAAAGAACGTGGATATCAACCGCCAATGTTCCCTATTGTAACATATTAAGAATTATGAAAGCAAAAGCATTAAAACATATTGACATACCTGACATATACGGTAAATACTTTAGTGAAGGTGAAATTGTTACACTTTCACAACCATATTTATATCCCATGACATTCACATTAGAAGGTTTAAAGGATGTAGTAAAAAAATATGAAGGGTTTGATCTTATGGATAATGGCTGGAAAGTAATAACTGTTGAAATAAATGAACTTTAGTGTAACCATATGGATCGATAATTTATTAGATGCTGCAGAGTATTATAGTAACCATAGATGGTATAGACAAATAATTACTTCATGGGATGAAGAGAAAGAGAAATATAGAGTAGAAATATATGGCTAGGAAGAGAAATAAACAATTTTTTGATAAAGAAGAAAGTAGATATGGATTATTCATGAATGATGATTCATTCAACTTAGATGTCATGTATGGTAGACATTACATTGAAAATGATGTAGTATTTAGAATCAACCTATATAGAATCAATATTATCGAATCAAAAGCCCATGATTTATATGGTCAAGCAAAAGCTAAAGATAAGAAGTATTTTCCACCAGTAGAATTACACGGTATTGTTGATATCAACGACAATGAGCAAGTAAATTATGGTAGTGGAGAAGGTGGTATTGTTCGTGAAGATACTGGTATACTTACTTTCGGTGTTTATTTAGAAGAGCTTAATGAAAATAAAACAGAAATCAATCGTGGTGATATTATTGCTTGGAATCAATCAGGTGAAAAAATTAGATATTACGAAGTCGATAAAGCTTCAAATGTTACTGATCAAACCACTAACACAATTGCTGGTATGAGACCATACTATAAATTAGTTGAAGCATTCCCAGTAAAAGAAGATGTAGCACAGTACTTGGCTAATGATAAATTAGCCAAGCCACCGAAGAAACAATCTTAATTATTTACTACTTTAACTTCGGTGGGTTTAAAGTAATCACAATTTTCAGGATACGATGGACATGACACTGAGTTTTTAATAATTAATTCATGTCCATTAGTACATATATATGGTGTAGTTGACATGTTAGTATCGTGGTGATGTACATTCCCATCTTCGTCATACCAAGTTGGATTAGACACTAATGTTGTCATAGTACCACCATAATTACCTACTGTTGATTTTAAACCCTTTTCTTTACATACTGGACAAAACATAATTTACTTATTTAATAAATCTCTATTAATGTTATAATATTCTACAAATTCATTTATGCTATTAATAATAGCTTCCTGCATTGTTTCACCTAGACCATTAGAAATGGTACTACCACATTCTTCTTCAGTTAATGAGTAGCCAATCATACAATGATATTCATTTACATCTCTTCTGTATGTAACATCTAATTGAATTAAAACACCTAAATTGTATTTTTTCTTGATTGTGGAGAAAAATAGATCGATCTTCCCTAATCGATCTAAATTCTCATATTCCCCTTCTGGAATAATTTTTTTAGTAATAGCACTTTTCCATTCAATAATATTTGACATATTATGCTAATTTTGCATTTTTAGGATGTACTAATCTTCTTAAAAATAGATTCTTAGCACCACCAATTTTATCAACCCATTGATTATATGTTAAGCCATCAACATTAGTTTCAATTGGTTCATCTAAATTAATAGTGCCATCTTCGTTTGCATTTGCAATTGGCATTGATATATTTATACCATCCCAATCAGGATATTTTTCATGATCCCAAACACGTTCATCAGCAAGAAAACATATAGCACTTAATGCATTATTCAAATCAGGTTCAGTGAAAGTAGCATAATCAATATTCTTACCAGTAAATTTCTGTACTATTTGATTTAGACTACCGATAGGTCTTATATTATCCTTATTATCATATACTTCCATTTTGGTATTTGTAGTACCACCATTAAGAATTATCCATGTTTCATGATCTTCTATAAAATCCCAAATAGGTGCATGTTCATTAAATCTACCAAACTGATGAGCATATCTTAAAGCAGCATGACCAGCTTGTATTCCTTTTTGTATCTCAGAAATATTATAAGGCACAAAAAAATACATTCTATAAACTAATTTTTTTTCTTCCATTTTAAATTTTATTTAACTCCAGCTTATTAATAAATTTTATGTCTCTATTAATATAAGCATAAAATGACTGTAACTCGCTTTTAGTGAAACGTTCAGCAAGTATTTCATGTTTAAATGGTTTCTTTTCACTTTCACTCGACATTACTTTTTTCGTTTCTTCATTAGAAGAAAGTATTCCAGCACCATAAATATCAAATACATTAGGTTTTCTTTTTATCAAACCAAATTCTATTGTGTACCAATAAAATCTTGACATTTGATATTGTCTTTCTTTATCTTTTGACTCAAATATTGGTTTAGCATGATTACCCAATCTTTCTAGAAAGTTTAAAAATGTCTGGTGAACTAAAAAAGGAACATGACCAAATAAATCATGAAACATGTCTGGCTCTTCTAAATAATCAATATTTTCTTTAGTTCTAATCCATGTAGTTACAGGAAAAACTTTAGTTCTTAAACATTCGAAAAAATCACCATCATCAACAATACCGTTAACTGCTTTTATTTTCCAACCTTTTTTTGATAATATTTTATTAACCTCACTAAATTTTGGAATTTCGTTTCCATTTAATTTTAACTCGTTAACACCATCATAGAACCACCTAGAAGCAACCATAGTTGAGTTTAGAAAATCCCATTGTTTATTAAACAAGGTCTTCCAAACTTCTTTATCTTCTTCAGTATATTTGCTATAATATTGCTTAGTAAATACCGATTCATCCATTTTTCATCCTATTTTCTTTTATTCTCTCTAATTGTTTGACTATGATTTCATGCTCTTCAACTGTGTTCAATTTTAGTTCTTCGGCATAGTCAATATATATATCAATAACAAAAACAATAAAGTCTTTATCTTTTTCAGATAAATACGTTGCCCTTTTTATTACAGTAACTAATGCTATCGATAATAATACAACTACCAATAGAAGAATAAACACTACTATCCATAACACATCATTCATTATTAAATTTATATGATTCTTCCCAACTAGGTAGTTCCATGTCTTTTTCTGAAATATAGAAATTATCACCATTCAACATCCAGTCAATATTTAATGTCCTATCATCCCAAACTATACCAGATTCACTCTCTTTATTGTAATATTCATCACATTGGTACATAAAAACAGTTTCATTACGCAGAGCAATAAAACCATGTGCACAGCCTTTAGGTACAAATAAACTTTCCTTCTCTAGCTCACTACTTAATATAAATGTAGCTACTTTCCCATATGTTGGTGAATTAACTCTACTATCCACCACCACATCCAATACCTGACCTCTTAGAACCGATATTAACTTAGCTTGCGAGTGTTTACCTGTTTGAAAGTGTAGTCCTCTTAGAACTCCTTTATCGGACTCTGAAACATTGGTTTGTTTTATATTAAAATCACCAATAGTCTCTTGTAATTTACCGTTAAATAATTCTTGGAAACTACCTCTATCATCCGTAAAACATTTCGGAGTTATTTTATAACAATCGACTATTGGTGTGTTTATTATTTTCATGTTAATAAGGGAGCTTTTATCGGCTTATCAGCAATATAATTTTTTAACTCAAAATCATCAATGGTAAATTCATCAATACTTTTAATGTCTTTTTTGATTTTCACATTTGAGCGACAGTAACTAAATAATAATTGTCTTTCTTCATCATTACCACTCTCACTTTGGAATCGGTTATCATATCTTTCTAACCATTCTTTAGCTGCATCTAAATGTGCTTCATATAAATGACAATCAACTGCATTACATACAACTTCACTAGGTATCATATTAACCACTTTAGAGACCATTTGAAGCAATAATGCATAAGATGGCGTATTGTATGGCTGACCTAAGAAAAAGTCATTAGAGCGTATGTTATAATACACAGAAAGCTTTCTACTTGGTAATCCCTTCTCATCTGCAAACTTATGAATGTCAGCATCAGTCTCAAATGTTATTTTGGAGTAATAATCAGGGTCTAGTTTTGCTCTTTCGTCTGCAGTCAAAGGGACAGTATAAAACTGAAAATAGTTATGACAGCTAGGTAACGCAACATCTTTAGATTCTAAATCAGTTGGATTATGTGCTGTAACAATCATCCTTCTATCATCTGGATTAGTTTTTAATGTTTCAATACAATTTAATAATTGATCACTTGATCCATTATAGTTTCTCCATTGAAAACCATAAATTCTACCCATATCACCATATTTATATACGGTGTCAATCCAAGCATATTTATCAGCTAGAAATGGTTTACCATTTTCTTCATTAGGTTGTAAATATTGATCAACAATTCTTTCACCTAACTTTACCTTCTCAACAAATTTTTCTTTTGATATTTCAAAATCATCATTAAACTCAATTTTTAATTGCTTAGAAAGTCCGTTTACATTATTATCAAATCTAAATGGGGAATAGTTTTGCTTATAAAATCTATAAGCATCATCATTCCAAATATTACAGTTGTTATCAGCTAAAAACTTAATATTTGTTTCACCTTTAATAAACCAAAGTAGTTCAACTAAAATGTTTTTGAACGATACCTTTTTTATTTCCATAAGAGGAAATTCTTTTTCAAGATCAACTCTTATTGTTTCCACAAATCTACTTCTCACATCACCAACTCTACTTGGAGTTTGCTTTTGTGGTTTATAAATTAACTTACGTAGTATTTCAGCATATTGCTGTTGATATGATTTTGCCATATTACACTCTTTTCTTTAATACTGTTATTTCTTTTTGGATACGTTTAGTATCGTTTTCGGTATGTTCAGTTTTCTTTCCAGTATCTTTACCTTCGACTTTCTGAGGTTTCTTACCTGATTTTAATTGTGCTTGTAGTCTTGCTAATGCACCTTCTCTTCTTGTTGTCTTATTTACGTTCATATCTATTGTTATTTAGTTTTTTTTCTTTTTATCTGTTGAACCGTAACCACCAGTGCCTCTCTCTGTTTCAGATAGATCATCAGTAGTTTCAACTAATCTTACTAACGGTAATTTAATAAAAATGATTTGACCTATTTTTTCACCAACCTCGTAAACTTTTTGATCTTCTTCTTTTTTATAATTTAATACTCTAAAGCTATTCTTAATCAATCTACCTTGACTGGTATCATATACTTCAGATGTTTTATTAGCTTCTTCAGTAATTATCTTATAAAACCTAAAAGATACTTCTCCACGATACGGTGCATCGATGATGCCTATGGCATTTTTTAATATCATATCTCTTTTGGTTATAGAGCTACGTGCCACAATAAAACCAACATATCCGTTTGGTATTTCAAATTTTAATCCTGTTCCATATTGGATATACTCAGGAGTTTCTTTTTTTGACATGGCAGTTATATCATAACCAGCATCCCATTCATGTGCTTTTTCAGGTGTAGGTACATCCGAAGACATTTTATTAAACCTAATATCTTCGGGAGTGTCATTAAATCTTTTACTCATCTGGATCGCTATATTTTTTTATTATCTTATTAATTTCATTTATTTTAGATTGAAAATCATCACCTAAACTTTCGGCATTAATTTTTTCGTCTTTATAATCCTTAATAGCTTCTAAGGATGCATCCAACATCTCTTGGTTATACTTATCAATATCAACAATTTGTGATAATGCAAACCTAGCTTGATGACCCTGATCTCTTTCAATACTTCCTGTCCTATAATTATACTCGGCAGCATAGAATTCTAATGCTTGCTTCAAGAATTGAATTCTACTGACAAGTTCTTCTATAGTTGGTTCTTTTTCTTCCATTCGTTAATCACTTTCTTAGTATCCTCTATCTCAGAGTCATATAATTTATAACTTCTCTGATATGGAATGGCACTATTATTTTTAATATTAGAATTAAAATATTTACCCTGAGAATCTGCTTTCTCAAAATTTTCATATAATTCATTATCAACATTATCATAACGATATGTCTGTCCATATGAGAAGGATAAATACAGGGTATTGGTTTTTGGAAAATAAATCGATCTAAGAATATTACTAGATTCGAATATAGTATCAATAACACCTAATTTTCCATCGTCATCATCGATTGTTTCTTTACGTTCTATTATCATAATAAACAAATATAAGTTAAAATTATTAATAAGTAAAGTATTTATAAAATATATGGCACTTCCTAAGAAAAAGAAAACAGATATCAATGTCAATCCACCTAAAGTAGGATTTGATTATTTAGAATATGGTATGGACAGAATTGAGCAGCTAATGCTTGATACTGATAAAAAAACTACGTACCTACCAAGAACTATATTATTTGAAGACATTGATCTAACAATGAGAGATTATGTTATGAATGATGATTTAAGTTTAAATATTGATGGTGATGAAGTTCCAGTGTTTTATTTAGAAAATGAAAGATGGGGTGAGTTTTCTAAAACATGGAAACTAATGGACGAGGATAAAAACGTTCCAACACCATACATTACAATCCGAAGAAGTGATAAAGATAGAGGCACTAGACTCGGAAGTAAGTATAGAATTGCACAAAATAAAGCGTTTAGATATCTAGATGTGCCAATTTTAGATGAAGGTCAAGTGATCTATCTCAGATTTAAAATACCTGAACCAACAAATGTAGATATGACATATGATATTAGATTGTTCACCAAGTTTAGAACCGATGTGAATAAATTTGATGAGCAGATGTTTAGAAATTTCGCATCCCAACAAGGATATATATTTATCAAAGGTAATCCAATGCCTGTTTATCTTAATACAGTAGAAGAAGCTAATACCATTGATAATGTTGATGGTGATAGATTCTACGTTGGTCAATACACATTATTATGTAAAGCTTTCATACAAGATGAAGAAGAATTTGAGATTACTAAAACATCAAGAAAGCCAAGATTCGGTTACGACCTTAGTAAGTAATTTTATAATTCAACATACTCACCTAGATTACTAAATCCATTACCTATTGGTGGATTTGGTTTTTCTTTTGGTAATTTATCAACACTATTACCTATTTTATTTTTATATTGAATATTATTAACTTCTTTAAGTTCAACTGAGCTATCTGATAAATATGTAAAATTACGTTCTGCTTTTCTAACACTAACAGTATAGAATAATCTTTGACTTGTTCTTAATGTTTCATTATCTTTAGCTAAAAAAACATTAATCTGTCCACTTTTAGAATTGAAAAAATAATATCTAACATATATATCAAATAAATCACCTTGACTATCTAGAAATTCTTGAGTTAAATATATATCACCTAATTCAGTACCATCAATAAATGTTGCAGGGTAATTAGTAGATTCACCATTTTTTATAATTTCGAATCCATTTAAAAAAGAACTATGTAATAAAGTCTGATTATCAATATCGGGACTATCATAATATTGTGCAATATAAAAACTATTTTGTAATGCAGGTGATTGACCTGTAATGTCTTCTTCTAAATTAAAACCGTTAAATCCTACTAATGAAGTTTCATATCCAGTTGATGATGCTCTATAAAATTCAAATACTGTTCTAAAATTTCCTTTCCTACTAAAAATAAATTTCTCTCCATCATCAACAGAGTTTACCGATAATTGTGTTTCAAAATCCACAAATCTCTGTATTACCTGTTCATCACCAGATATAGAATTCTGACTGTTCAATGGTATTTTTACCGAAGTAGTTTGATTATTATTTCTTTTTATTTTTTGAGATATTAGCATTTATCACCTATTTTATCTAAATCTGATGTTGGATTTGTTTGTATTGAACTATTACTTCTAAATACTGTATCACCCAACAATTGACTATTAGAGCTAGAAACGGATTTAAAGGACAAGACTTGATTTAAGAAAATATAATGTCTTAAATTTATAAAAGGATAATTTACACCTTCTTCGGTTAATGGATCAAGAAAACCTTTATTAAGTAAATTTCTCCATACAAAATTACCCCCACCTGTATTAAAAGCATTATCAGGTATATCAATCTTTCTTTGATAATCGGTCGTATCTAAACTAACACTTTGAAGATCATCTGATAAATATCTGATTCTTATTGGAATAAATGGATTATACTCAAAAACAGCATTTCTTTCAGAGCCATTACCATTTTCATATTGTGCTTCAATTCTATAAGTTCTTTCACTAATTACTTCTTGTGAATATCTATTAGCATTAAGTTCAACAATATCTCCATCAATTACATCACCAATTTCATATTTATCAAAATTAATAACAGGATCGGCATATCCAGCAGAACCACCTGAATTATTATATTTTTTTATTTTAACACCTTCAAATTGTCCATTACCGTTTGGTCTCGGATCAAATTCAACATATAAAAATAATTCAGTTAATGGTATCCCAAATGCATCAAATTGATTTGTTACATTAACATCACCGAATACTGTGAAAGCAAATTGTTGTTCACCAAATATATTAGTTGAAAATCCTGCTTTTTGGATATTAAAGTCATCATCGGTTTTAACTACTTCAAATTTCCTAACAAATTTATTATTACCTAAACTTTCGTAACCTGTTGATATTTCATCATTAGTTAATCTACTACCTGCAGGTGGAACTGGTTTTAATATGTAAAATCTAAATGAATTTTCAAGATTTTTTTTGTTTAAAGTACCTGACGGTCTTCTAAAGAAGTCCTCTATCGTACCATATGAAGTACTAATTCCATTTAATATTGATAATATTTGTAATTGTCCATGTATTCTATAAATATCAAGATTTTGACGTTCTCTATCAAATTGACTAGTAACATCTAATACATTATTGATATTATTTTCGTTAATTAATTTATTAGAATAGTTTAAATCTACTTTAATAGAACTATCTTCATTAACTGAGTTAATACTTTCGAATTGTCTTAGCTTTATTTTTTTATTTACATCCACAACAATAAATACACATTACTTTTTTATCTATTAAATTATTCCTAGTTCAGATAAATATGTTATACAGTCTGCTTCTCCAAGACCACGAAAGAAATAACTTTTATTATCAACTCCTTTTGATGGGTCACCATCAATCCTACCACCATCAAATGGTACTGGACTACTACCATTTTTATATTCATCACCAATTAAAGTTAGATCATCATCAATAAATCCCTTAGTATTTATATTTTCTAAAATACTTATGATATCTTTTTTTGGAACTTTGATAAAGTCAGTATAATGTAAATCTGATCTAGCATACCATTTTGTATTCAAAATACCAGCAGCTAATTCTTGTTGATTGTCAGTGTAAAAGAAAGTTTTCTTATATTCTTTAGTAAAATTAGTATTACTTCTCCAACTGTCAACAAATGCAGAACCATCACTTAGATAAGCGTTTTGTATAAAATGTAAACTAAAATTTAACCATGTAGCACCAAATAAATCTAACTGACCATTATTATTAACACCATTTGATGGTAATTCAAATATTTCATCTTGGTTTTCTCTAATACTAATCACACCTGTATTCCAGAAAAGGTCTCTAGGTAATTGATTTAAACGATCTTTAATTGAAAATCCATTATCTGGTGTTTGATTTTCATCTCCTCCACCTGACGGAGTACTATAATCATTAAAAACCATACCATGAAATTTAGCAACACTATATATATTGTTTATACCAAAAGTATAGTGTTGTAATTTCCACGTTTTTGTATCAGCACTATCGTCATCATCAGTAAATGATTTATTTCTATGGGCTGACTGTGGTACTTTATATCTATGTCTAAATGGTGTTAAAGCTGTATTCAAACCAATATCATCACTAAAATTCATAGGTGCTTGATTATTCTCATATTCAAACGTAATAAAACCTTTAAATTCAGTGAAAGCCCCACTATCACTGTCACTTGGAATTACCTCTTCTTCACCTGATTCATTCGTTATGACTCTACGTCTATTACACGGTATTATAAATACAAAATCACCATTTCTTTTAAAAATGGAATATTCCGATTTATCTAATATCAATAAATCGCTTGGATCAACATCTTCATTTTCTATTTGTTCATCAGTAAATTTTAGTGGATAATAATATATTCTTTCGTTTACAATACCAATTCTTTTAGAAGAAATAGAAGCATTTATATCAGCATCATCCCTCATTCTATATAATTCATTAATATTTCTATTACCTTGAAAATCAGTACCATATGCAGAATTTTCACCATCGGTAAATGTACTTCCAAAAACAGTAAACGATCCCAGTAGTTCTGCTCTAATTCTAAAATCCTGTCTAGTAATACCAATATCAAATGTTTCCTCATCACCACAAAAAGGTATTATGTCTACTGATATTTCTTGTGTTTCAATATTAGGTAAATCATCTAAATCATTACTTGGTTTTATTCTAGTAGTATTATTACTAAATAAGTTAGGCGAAAAACCTAAATTAGTTACCATAGTAGATGGTGTCATTGAATATTTCCCTACATCAGTAATATCTACAGACATATGTATTGTTTGTATTCCAACTGGTGCACCAAATATCATATAATCACCTGATTGATTAGTGACAGTTGTATATTTATAATACTTTTCGTATACCTCCAATAATGTCGAATTAGTAATAAATTCTTCTTTAGTTGGAAAAGAACCGAAAGGTTGTGTTGGACTATATTCTCCAGTTTCAGGATTTTGTATTGCCACTCTTGGAAGTAGATTATATCTTTTTCCATTGACATCTTGATCTCTAGGATTTTTATATGGATATACAGCCACAATATCTGGTTTATTTTCATCTTCTTCTCTCAAAGGAATGAACACTGATATTTTAGCATTAGGTATTCCTACACCACCATTAGCCACTACTCTGCCGACTAATACTCCATGATTACAATTGAAGTCATTATACTCATTTTCTTGATCGATCTTTAATGATAAGATTTCAAACTGATCAACTTCTTGTTCTAGCTTAAGCTTAATGTTGTTAGTCCTGTTAGGATTAACATTTGTTTTTATACGATATGATTTATTCATGGAATATATACAGTTTTTTATAAATACTAATATACGAAAAATATAGATTTTGAAAAATTCTGAAGTATTTATAAAAAAATACAAACACATTAGAATAATAATTATCGAAATAATATAACAAAAAATTAAAAAATGGCTAACGGATTTATTTTTACCTCACCGGGTGTTAAATTTAGAGAACGAGACCTTTCGTTCGTTACAAGAAACGTAGGAGTTACGACTCTAGGCGTTGTAGGCGAAACTTTGAAAGGCCCTGCATTTGAACCAGTATTAATACAAGATGCTGCTGCATTCAGAACTAGATTTGGTGTCCAAAGCACAGAAACGTTCCCTAACGGATCGCTTAAATATCAATTACCTTATGTAGCCAATGCTTATTTAGAAGAATCATCTCAATTATATGTAACCAGAGTTTTAGGTTTATCGGGATATGATGCTGGTACAGCTTGGGGAATTACAGCAAGTGCTGGTATTGATTTATCAACAACTGGTGTAACTAACACTGGAACTGTTGCAACATTCAATGCAATAGACAATTCATATTTAGGTGTGACACTTAATAGTGTTGGTGAATCAGGAGTATTCTTTTCTGGATTCACTAAAACAGGTGCTAACACATTTGAAGGTGATAGAGTAATTTTCTCAGCTACAACAATTAACAATGGAAATATTACTGGTAATACTAGAACTGAAAGAATATCAGGTAGTTCACTAACAGAATATGAAGATATGGTTATTGCAGTTATTCGTTCAAGAGCAACAGTAACTGATGGTGAAGACACTGCATCTCAAACTAATTTTGAAGCGACTTCATTAGCAATTACTGCAAACGAAACTAATACAGGTACAGGCGATTTATTCGGTGTATTTGAAATAACTGTAAACCAAGGTCAATCAGATGAAGAAATTTATTCAGTATCTTTAGACCCTAACTCAAGAAATTACATTGGAAATGTTTTAGGTACTAAACCTAAAGCAAAAAACAATAAAATTTGGGTTGAAGCAGTATATCCTAACTTAATTAAGAAAGCTGATGCCGATGGTTTATTCTACGGTATTAATACTAGTGTAATCAATGCAGATTCAAATGTATATGCTGATTATAGAGAACAATTCC